GTGCCGGGCAAGGCCATTCTCACCAATGGCAACCCCAACGAAATCATCTCTCCTTTCCACTTTGGTGTTACTAATCAAGATGCTCCAGCAGCAGCGCAGAACTTCGAGCGTATGCTTCTACAAGCAACTGGCACAGTGGACAGCGCAGGACTGCCATCAGCAGCGCAGCGTGACGCTAGCGGTCAAGGCATGTCTATGGCTATGGCAGGGGTTATTAAGAAGTACAAGCGCACCCTTGTTAATTTCCAAGAAGATTTCATGATTCCGTTCATCTACAAAGCAGCATATCGCTATATGCAGTTTGACCCTGAGCGTTATCCTTCTGTGGACATGACCTTCATTCCCACAGCTACGCTAGGCGTGCTTGCTCGTGAATACGAACAACAGCAAATGATTGGTTTGTTGCAAACCCTTGGCCCAGACACCCCTGTGTTGCCTGTGTTGCTCAAAGGCATCTTGTCTAATTCCAGCTTGTCGAACAAAGCTGAACTGATGGCAACTTTAGACCAGATGAGCCAGCCTTCTCCTGAAGCGCAACAAGCACAACAGCAAAAAGAACAGATGCAAATGCAACTGGTTAATGCTCAAACGGCTGATTTGCAAACAAAGGCACAGAAACAAGCAGCAGAGGCACAGCAGATTCAAGTTGAGACGCAGTTGGCCCCTCAACTGGCACAGGCAAAGCTCACAGCAGCCTTGTCTACCAATTTAAACGAGGATAACGAAAGCAAAGACTTCGAGCGCCGCGCCCGCATCACTGAACTGATGCTGAAAGAGAAGGATTTGTCCATTAAAGAGCAAGATAGCATCAGAAATGAACGCATCACCATGCTTCAGATGGATAAATCCAATAGAAACGTTTTAAATTCTTAATTATTTATTAATTATTTTTCCTCTCTATTGACTTTTGTGTTGTAAAAATGGTACAATGGTTGTATAGAAACAACAAAGGATAAAGCCAATGGCTCCTAACACAATGGATAAAGCGCTACAAACCTATTACGAGGAAACTTTCTCAATGATGGCTACCAAGGGGTGGCTCATGTTGATGGAAGACCTCACAAAGATTAAAAACACGGTTAATGAACTGTCAACTGTCCAAGATGCTCAATCTCTTTTTCATCGACAAGGACAGATTGACATTCTTAACCTGCTTTTAACCCGCAAAGAGGCGTGTGAGAGGGCATATGAGGAGCTTGCAGAATGAAAAGATTCTATGAGTTTCGCTGTGCTCACGGGCATGTATCTGAGCACTATATAGACGAAAGCTTACGAGTTGCTTCCTGTAAAGAATGCAACGAAGAAGCCATTCGTATCATATCCACCCCGCGAGTTTCATTGGAGGGCATTACAGGTGCTTTTCCCGGAGCAGCGGATAAATGGGTACGAGATCGGGCTGAAAGGCTCAAACAAGAACAGAAGAGAAACGCATAAGCGCCCTTCTGAAGTTATTTTTAAATCTCCTAAAACCCGTTATGGGCAGGACGAAAGGACAGTATGGCATTAATCGACAATGAAGAAGTGTTTACCAGTGAATTTGACGCTGTAGAACAGCAGGAGAAGGTGGCTGAGGCTCCTCCTGTAGAACCCGCTAAAACAAAGATTCCTTCTAAATATGAAGGCAAGAGTCTTGAAGATATTGTGACAATGCACCAAGAAGCTGAGAAGCTCATTGGGCGTCAGGCACAAGAGGTGGGTGAGGTTCGTAAGCTGGCAGATGAATTGCTTAAACAACAACTCTACAAGAAAGATGAGCCTGCTTTAGTAGAAAACGAAATTGACTTCTTTGAAGACCCAAAGAAGGCTGTTCGTGATGCAGTGGATAAACACCCAGATGTGTTGGCAGCTAAACAAGCAGCCGCACAGATGAAACAAATGCAAACACAGGCGATGCTCCAAAAGAAACATCCCGACTTTGCAGAAGTAATTCAAGATGGTGAATTTATCAATTGGGTGAAGGGAAGCAACTTGCGTATGCAGATGTACACACAAGCTGACACCTCCTTCGACTTTGAAGCTGCTGATGAACTACTTTCCACATTCAAACAGATTCGTGGTGTAAAAACAACACAAGCGCGTACCGATGGTACTGAAGTTCTTAAACAGAACATGAAAGCTGCTGCTGTAGATACTAGCGGAACTGGTGAGTCTCCAAGGAAAGTTTATCGCCGTGCTGACCTTATCCGGCTTCGCATGACAGACCCCGCTCGTTATGAAACGCTTGAACCTGAAATTCGTCAGGCTTATGCGGAAGGACGAGTTAAATAATTGCGCTAACGCGCAGAAGGAAATTTAAAAATGGCTTTAGGTACTAATAATGTCACTACGACAACCGCTGCAACATTCATCCCAGAAATCTGGAGCGATGAGATTGTTGCAACTTACAAGAAAAACCTTGTTCTCGCTAATCTGATTAAAAAGATGGCATTCAAGGGCAAGAAGGGTGACAGCGTTCACATTCCTGCTCCTATCCGTGGCAATGCTTCCGTTAAAGCTGCTTCCACCCAAGTGACTCTGATTGCAGGCACTGAGTTGGAAGTTGTTGCAACCATTGACCAGCATTACGAATACTCGCGTCTGATTGAAGATATTGTCGAAGCACAGGCTCTGGCCTCGCTCCGCAACTTCTACACTGAAGATGCTGGCTACGCTCTTGCCCGTCAAGTGGACACCTCGCTCATTCAATTGGGTCGTGGCGTTCAAGGCGGCGGTGGCACTGCTGCTTATTCTGGCGCTTTCTCTGGCGCTGATGGCACTACCGCTTATGTGGCTGCTGCTAATACTGGCCTCGGTGCTCTCACTGATGCTGCTATTCGCCGCTCCATTCAGCGTCTGGATGACAATGATGTTCCAATGGATGGCCGCTTCTTGCTGGTTCCTCCTTCGACCCGCAACACCCTGATGGGCATTGCACGGTTTACGGAGCAGGCATTCGTGGGTGAGCAGGGCTCTGCCAACACCATCCGCAACGGTGAAATCGGTAATGTGTATGGTGTTCCTGTCTTCGTGACCAGCAACGCTGACACCACTTCCGGCTCCACTGCTGCTAAGGCTTGCCTGATGGGTCATAAAGACTTCGCAGTGTTTATCGAGCAGATGGGTGTGCGTTCACAGACTCAGTACAAACAGGAATACCTCGGTACTCTGTTCACTGCTGACACCCTGTACGGTGTTAAGGAACTGCGTGACGGCTCTGCTGTTGCTCTGATTGTTCCGGCCTAAACGGCTTTGAAGGAGGCTCCTACGGGAGCTTCCTTTTTATAACGAACTAATAAGCTCTTTACAAAAAGGAAACAACATGGCTAAATTTAAATGCATCCATACAGGTTGTGTGTATGAGTGGAATGAACAAGAAACAATTAATACAATGCGTAAACATTCTGAGTATGTGGAAGTTGTAGAGGAGCCTCCTGCTCCTAAGAAACCTGCTAAGGAAGAGAAGTGAGAAGGGTTTCTGTTGGTAATGTTTTAACAGCAAATGTAAAAACAACTGTCTACACTGCTCCTTCTAACTACACTGCTCAATGGGACTTGCTCTATGTTTCTAACCACTCCGGTGTTAATAAAACACTGAGTGTTTGGTGGTATGATAAAAGTAAAAACTTAGAAGTTGTGGTTATTGATGGTTATCCTTTAACAGCCCATGAGTTTTTAAAGTTTGACGGCAATGCTTATGTAGTGCTTGAAGAAGGCGATGAAATTAGAATTACATCTGAAACTGGTTCATTAATGAGCAGTATTAATTCTTTTGAACTAAAACCAACTAACAGCACTTTATCATTTAGTTAAGGAATTTTATGACGATTTATCGCGGCCCCGGCGGCGGCGGCAACGCCGACTCAGATGCTGAAATTAATGCACTGACAGCCCTTACTAACGAAGCCCTTGCCTATTCTGAAGCAGCAGGCTTAGAAGCTGATGCAGCAGCCGCTTCAGCAGCAGCAGCGTCCACCAGTGCTGCTGGCGCAGCTACGAGTGCCTCTGGAGCAGCCACTAGCGCCACCAATGCAGCTTCTAGCGCTTCGTCTGCATCTACCAGCGCCTCTAGTGCTTCCACAAGTGCCACGAATGCAGCCGCTAGTGCGTCTTCTGCATCCACAAGCGCTACCAATGCGGCGTCAAGCGCCTCTGCTGCTTCCACCTCTGCTACCAATGCAGCAGCCAGTGAAACAAATGCAGCAGCTAGCTCTTCTACAGCATCCACATATGCTACCAATTCAGCAGCAAGCGCAGTTACGGCTTCAACGCAGGCAAGCAATGCAGCTACCAGCGCTACAGCAGCGGCAGGCAGTGCTACTTCTGCATCTACACAAGCAAGCAACGCAGCCACCAGTGCCTCTGGTGCGGCAACAAGTGCTACGAATGCTGCAACTAGCGCATCAGCAGCTTCAACAAGCGCAGCTAATGCCCTTGCTTCGGAGATAGCAGCAGCAGCTTCTGCGGCCTCTATTGACCCAGCAACAATTGTGCGAACCACTGGCAATCAAACAATTGGAGGGATTAAAACCTTCTCTTCTACAATTGTAGGCAGTGTAAGTGGCAATGCAGCCACCGTCACTTCAGTGACCCCTTCGCAGGTGAGCGATCAAGCCAATACAAGCACAGGCTTCTTTGACCTGCCTGTAGGCACAACGGCGCAGCGGGGCTCCCCAACATCTGGTGCTATTCGCTTTAATAGCGACACCCCCGGCTATGAGGGCTACAACGGCTCTGCATGGGGCAGCTTAGGCGGAGGCAACACCACCACCAAAGGCTTATGGGAAAATGCCAATTCCATCACAGCCAATTATACAATTGGTACAAACAACAATGCAACAAGCACAGGCCCAATTACCGTGGCTTCTGGCATCTCAGTAACTGTTCCATCTGGCTCACGCTGGGTGGTTTTGTAAGGAATTATATGGCAGTAGTTATTGATGGAACAAACGGTATCAGCACGCCGGACTTGGAGAGTGCTGGACAGGTGTTGGCTTTTGGAGTGTCTACAAGCCTCTACCCGTTGGTATCTAGCACAGCAGTTGCCTCTACCAGCGGAACCAGTATTGACTTCAATAGTATTCCAAGTTGGGCAAAGCGGGTGACAGTGCTGTTTAGTGGGGTGAGTACAACAGGAACTTCGCCAATTCAGATTCAACTTGGAACATCTAATGGAATGGAAAGCACTGGGTATGTAGCATTTGCTGCATCAATACAAGGGGCTTTTGCAAGTTCTACGGGAGTTACAACAGGCTTCCCTATTACTGTTTCTGGAAATATGTCTGCAGGTGGCACTTATTCTGGGCCTATTACTTTTTCTATGCTCACTGCTAGCGTTTTTACTTGTTCTGGTTCTTTGGGTCGAGAGGCTGGTAGCGGCACATTGTTTTTTGCTACCGGAGGGAAAACTGTTTCAGGCACTCTTGACCGTATTCGCATCACCACAGTCAACGGCACAGACACCTTTGACGCTGGCTCCATCAACATCATGTGGGAGTAATCATGCAACGAATTGAAATTGATGTAATGACAGGTGTGCAAACCATTGTAAGTTTGTCTCCAGTGGAAGTTGCAACAGCACTAGCACAGAAGGCCGCATGGGATGCTGAACAAGCAGCCATTGTAAAAGCACCAACGATGGAAGAAATTGTGGCTCAGTTGCAGGCTGAAATTGCCTTGCTGAAAGGAGCAGCAGCATGAGCTCGATTGCAATAACTGGAGGCGCTACAGGCACGGGAGTGTTTTCTCTTGTAGCCCCTTCAACCAACACAAACCGCACACTAACACTGCCAGATAGCGCAGGCACTGTAGCCACTGCTGAATCCACCCTGAGCCAGTTTAACGCCACTGGCTCTGCCCCTGTCTACGCCTGTCGCGCATGGGTGAACTTCAACGGTCAAGGCACTGTGGCAATTCGTGCGAGTGGGAATGTGTCGAGTATTACGGACAATGGGACAGGTAATTACACGGTGAACTTCACCACTGCTATGCCTGATGCAGATTACGCCGTAGCGTTTGGCGGGTATGAATACACTTCTTCGGGTGTTTTGTCACAAACAACTACAACCATGCAATTTGATACCTTGTCTCCAAATAACGGCGCTACTACTGACAGAACAATTGTTCAAGTTTCGTTTTTCCGCTGAAAGAACACCATGCAAAGAATAATCTACAAGACACCAGACGGCGGCGTGGCAGTCATCATCCCCACCGACACCATTGAAGCCTGCATGAAGGACATTCCCGAGGGCGCTGAATATGCCATCGTGGACACAGCAGACATTCCATCAGACCGCACATTCCGAGGAGCGTGGACATGGGCATCGTAATTGACATTGACAAGGCCAAAGCCATAACGCATGACGCACGGCGCGTAGCTCGCGCCCAAGAGTTTGCTCCACTAGATATCAAGGCATCCATCCCGTCTGAGGCAGTTACTGCTGAAGCTGCCCGTGCAGCCATCCGTACCAAGTATGCCGATATACAAACTGCTGTTGACGGAGCTACGGAAGTAGCAACATTGAAAACCATCATGGAGGCAATGTAATGGCTATTGTTTTTGACCCAGACAAGGGCGTACAGATGCCTGTTCTCACTACTACAGCTAAAAACGCTATTGTTTCACCGCTTCAGGGTGCAGTTGTGTTTGATTCAACACTTGGTAAACTTTGCGTGTACACGGGCAGTGCATGGCAAACTGTGACATCAACATGAGCGACCACGATGTAACCCACCGAGAAATCTACGACAGGCTGGTGGCTGTTGAGACTAAAGTTGATAATTTAACCTCCAGTACAAAGAATGTAACAGAAGCCTTTGCTGCTGCTCAAGGAGCCTTCACAGTGCTTGAGTGGATTGCAAAGGCTGCAAAGCCTTTCTTGTTCATTGCTGCTGTTGTTGCTTCTATAAGTGTGTTTATACAAGAGTTTAAGGCTCATTAAATGATTGACCCATTCACAGCACTAGCAGCAATTCAAACAGCCGTGAAGCTGGTGAAGACAGCCGCTAAAACATGCCAAGATGTAGAAAGTCTTGGGCCTGTATTAGGTAAGCTCTTTTCGGCAAAAGCAGACGGAGTTAAAGTTCTTCAGCAGTCTAAAACTAAAGACTTTAAAGGCTCGTCAATGGGCATAGCCATTGAGTTAGAACTAGCACTTGAGCAAGCCAGAGCTTTTGAAGAAGAAGTTAAGATGTTGTTCTTCCAAAGCAACAAGATGGATGTATGGGCAAAAATCATGGCCCGTGCTGCTAGCATTGACAAGGAAGTTGCACACAATGCCCGTAGAGCAAAGGAAGCTAAGGCAAGGCATGACAAGGAAGTGGACGAGGTGCTCACCATGCTGCTTCTGATACTGGTTGTTGTTACAGTGCTTGGTGCAACTGGTTGGTTTGTTTACGAAGCTCTTGAGCAATGCGCTGGAACCTGCGCTATTAATAAAGGATAATTATGGCTCTCCCCTCCCTCCTCTCTTTGGTAAACGATGTGCTTGTGCGCCTTCGTGAGCCAGAGGTGTCTACAGTTAATGAGAATGTGTTGTCTAAGCTTGTTGGCAAGTTTGTCAATGATGCCAAGCGACAAGTGGAAGATGCTTACAACTGGAATGCTCTAACCTCCACCCTGACAGCCATCACATCAGCAGAAACATTCAACTATGTTATGACAGGCACGGGCAGTAGGTTTAAGGTTATTGAAATCTATAACAACACAACCCGCAACTTCCTATCTCCTCAAACATCCAAGCAGATGACACAGAACTTCCTTAGTTCTCCAACACCTGTGCATGGCATTCCTTTCTATTACAACTTCAACGGTATTAACTCCAATGGTGATACACAGGTTGATATTTTCCCTATTCCTGATGGAGCCTACACACTGTTCTTCAACCTGTACATCCCACAGGAAGAGCTTGTCAATGACGGAGACAACATGCTGGTTCCCAAGGAGCCTGTTGTTCTTCTCGCTTACGCTCGCTCCCTTGTTGAGCGCGGTGAAGATGGTGGCTTAAATAGCTCAGAAGCTTATTCCATGTACAAGAGCGCTTTGTCTGACTATATTGCTCTGGAATCTTCTCGTTATCCAGAGGAAGAATGCTGGAGTGCTCCTTAATGGCCCAACCCCTCCAAACATCTACAATCTCTGCTCCGGGGTTCATGGGCTTAAACACCCAAGACTCCTCCCTCGACCTTGCACAAGGCTTTGCCTTAGTTGCTACCAATTGTGTGATTGACCAGTATGGACGCATTGGTGCTCGTAAGGGGTGGGCTCCACAGCACGCCTCCTTAGGGGCTTTAGGCACAGCGCCCGTAGAAGCAATTGCTCAACTTGTTGTTGATGATGGTACTGAATACATTGTAGCCACTGGCAATAACAAGCTGTTTAAGCTGGTGAGTGGTGTGTTGTCTGAACTGTCATACGGAGGCGGTGGAACAGCCCCTACAATAACAGACAGCAATTGGCAGATAGTTTCACTAAACCAGTGCATCTACTTCTTTCAATCTGGACACAATCCTCTGGTGTTTCAGCCTTCTGTATCCACCACCACCTATAGGCGGGTAAGCGAGATGGCTGGCTACACAGGCACTGTCTTAAACGCCAATGTGGCAGTTAGCGCTTATGGCCGCTTATGGGTGGCTTCTACAACCACTGACAAAACAGTTGTTGCTTTCTCTGACATCTTAGCAGGGCAGGTTTGGAGCACAGGAACTGCTGGCACACTAGATGTGAGCACTGTGTGGCCTGCTGGTAGCGACACCATCACTGGCCTTGCTGCTCACAATGGCAACTTGTTCATCTTTGGTAAGAATACAATTCTCATCTACACAGGAGCAACAGCACCAGCATCTATGAGCTTGGCTGATACCATAACAGGTATAGGCTGTATTGCAAGGGATACAATTCAAAACACTGGCTCCGACATCATCTTCTTGTCAGATACAGGTGTGAGGAGTGTGCTACGAACCATTCAAGAGAAGAGTGCTCCGTTCAGGGATTTAAGCAAGAATGTGCGTAATGACCTGATGAATGCTGTTAACGGGGAAGTGGTGGCTGACATCAAGAGCATCTACAACCCCTTTGAAAGCTTCTACCTCATCACAATGCCTGTCTTAAAAACTGTATATTGCTTTGATATGAAGGTTGCCTTGCAAGACGGAAGCTCAAGGGTTACAACATGGGATGGTATTGAGCCTACAGCATTCTGCTTCTTGCGTGATCGTAGCATGCTTATTGGTAAGGATGGCTATATTGGTAAATACACAGGCTATTTCGACAATGCAGCAAGCTATCGCTTCCAGTATTTCACAAACCATACCGACTTAGGACAGGCCTCTGTAACATCTGTGCTGAAAAAGCTGTCAGTGGTGGTGATTGGAGGAACTAACCAGTATGTGGCAATGAAGTGGGGCTATGACTTCACTAATAATTATTACTCACAAACTGTCCTAATTCCTATTCAAGAGGTTGACTATTATGGAATAGCGGAGTATAATGTAGCAGAGTATAGTCCGGGAACTTCCTTACAAACTCTTGTAGCCTACCCCTCTGGTAGTGGCAAGGTGATACAAACGGGCTACGAGAGTGAAATTGCCGGTGCTGCTCTTAGCATCCAGAAGATTGAAATTCAAGCAAAGAACGGGAAACTAGCATGACATTGGTTGAAGACCTTCTTAAAAAATGTGAAACTTTAAAACAATGTAATCGTTGTACAGAAAAGAAAGCATTGTTTGAGTTCTCTAAAAACAAAGCATCTAAAGATGGTCTTCAACATCGTTGTCGAACTTGTGATAATGTTTACCAAGAAGCGAGACGAAACAATAATAAAGAAGCTGTTAAAGCGTATGATAGAAAGTATCAAGCAAAACGCAGGCAAGATTTTGAATTTCGTTTAAAAATGTTATTAAATGCTTCTAAACAAAGAGCAATTTTAAAAGGCAGAGAACATTCTTTGACACTTGAAGACATTAAAGGCATGTATCCTACTGATGGAAAATGCCCTGTATTTGGGTTTGATTTACAATTTAATAATGCGGGTTTTAGAGAAACAAGCCCAAGCTTAGATAGAATAGATTCAAACAAAGGTTATACAAAAGATAACGTACAGGTTATCTCTTGGAAAGCTAATCGATTAAAAGCATATGCTACTGTTGAAGATTTAGAAATCTTAGTAGCTTTCCTTAAACAGGGAGAATGATCTTGACAGAGTACGTAAAAAGCACTAATTTCGCATCAAAGGATGCCCTTGCTGTAGGTAATCCATTAAAGATTGTCAAAGGCACTGAGATTGATACGGAGTTTAACAATATTGCTACGGCTGTGACAACCAAGGCTGACTTGCTCAGTCCTGTGTTTACTGGCACTCCCACAGCGCCCACAGCAGCTACAGGTACATCAACAACACAACTAGCCACCACAGCCTTTGCCACTGCCGCTATTAGCCCTTTCACAGGAGCTATGCTTATGTGGCCCACTGCTACGGCTCCTAGCGGATTCTTGTTGTGTAACGGGCAAATAGTGAGTAGAAGCACATATGCTGCTCTGTTTGCCATCTTAGGGGTAGTGTTTGGTAGTGGTGATGGCAGCACAACCTTCACTCTTCCTGACTATCGTAACAAGACGGTGCTGGGTGCTGGTGATTTATACGCAGCAGCAGCTACAGGGGGTAGTAAGGATGCTGTTGTTGTCAGTCACACTCATAGCGTTACAGACCCCGGACACGCACACGGGTACATCAGACCGGCTCCCGTAAACCAGATACCTATTGGCAGTGATACATTTCAGGCAACAAACGCATCAGCAACAACCGACTCAGCGGTGACGGGCATCAGCATACAGTCTGCTGGTGTGTCAGGCACTAACGCCAACCTGCCTCCCTACCTCGGTGTGTATTTTATCATTAAAACCTAATGCCTTATGTAGTTAAGCTTAACACATTTGACAACATTACAAACTTCGATGCCCTTTCTCTAGAGCATTGGAACAGCTTTAAAAACAAGCCTTCAGCATTTAAGGAGGAGTTCTTAAAGAGCTTACAAGTGATAACAGCTAGTTTAGACAATGTTTGTGTTGGCTATCTGTTTTTTGCAACATTCAATAGTCCATATCACAGTGATAAGTGGTGTCAGGTAGATATGTATTATCTGTGTGATAAGCACAGGAAACAAGGAATAGGAAAACAAATGTTTAATCTTGTAGAGAAAACAGCTAAAGAGCAAGGATGTTCTAAAATCATGTCTAGTTATAACTTAAAACAACCTTTGGATGGTTTCTATCAATCCATTGGTTATCTGCCTACACACACTGTTGTAGCAAAGGAACTTTAATATGCCATTCTCAGCAGCATTGGTAATGGGGGGTGCTTCCCTCCTTGGTGGCGTTTTAGGCGGTAACGCAGCAGAAGACGCTGCACGCACCTCAGCAGCAGCACAGACAGAAGCAGCACGCATTGCTGCTGAAGCACAGAAGTTCCGTCCTGTAGGCGTAACCACTGCCTTTGGTGGAAGCCAATTTGGTTTCTCTCCAGAGGGTTATCTGTCCAGTGCAGGCTACACCCTGTCTCCTGAGATGGCTAGACAGCGTGACCTGTTCTTGTCTCAGGCAGGCACACAAGGGCTTGGCCTAGCACAGCAGGCAGGCACAGCAGGGCAGGGCCTCTTCAATCTTGGTCAAGGCTATCTTGCACAAAGCCCTGAAGCAGCAGCCCAGCAATGGATGCAGGCACAGCAGGCTGCTTTGGCTCCCGGTCAAGAGCGTCAGCTTGCAGGCATTCGTAACCAGCAACAACAACAAGGACGTGCAGGGCTGGCTGTAGGCGCTACAGATGCTGGTGGCATGGGTGCTTCCAACCCTGAGCTACAAGCCTATTACAACAGCCTTGCACAAACCAACCTAGGCCTTGCTGGTCAGGCACAGGAACAAGGACGTGCTCAGACACAGTTTGGTCAGGGCTTGATGACAGGCGGCTTAGGCCTCACCTCTACTGGTTACGACCCGTACAAAACTATGTTTGGTTTAGGTCAGAGCTTAGAGACAGCAGGTCAAGGAGCCTTAGACATTGGCAGTGCATTAGGCGGTCGTGCTGCCACTGCTGGCGCTAATGTGGGCAATACGCTGTTACGAGGTGGCATGGGCGCTGCTGAGACAATGCAACAAGCTAATGCCTACAACCCCTACGCCTCTGCTCTGACAGGCTTGGGACAGAATAAAGAATTTACTAGCGCTATTGCTAATAGGTTCTTCCAACCTGCTGTACAAGACCAAGGGTATTCTTTTGGTCTAGGCCCTTCGTATGCTGGTGGCTACAGCG